CCGCGTTGATCGTATACGCGTACGCAAGCCCGGCATACGCGCCGTCGTTCGCGTCCCCACCGAACAAAACGCCGCGCATGGCTGTGCCGGACGTCGGTATATTGGTATAGAAGTAGTCCGCGAAGTAGATAGTAGAACCGCCGCCCACCTCTACGGGCATATTCTCGCCGTATTCGCCGGCCATGATGCGCTTAACGTAGCCTTCCGAACGGGGTAAGTTGCCCCGGTAGTCGTAGTCGTTGTAGCTGCTGTCTTGGAACTTCGCCGGGTCGTTGCAAACGTAGAACTTCGACAGGCCGCCGTCGGCTTCGCTCTGTATCTCACACTTACAGCCGTCCGTCCAACTCCAAATGTGGCCGAAGGGGTTTTCTATTCCTCGGTAACTCGGAACGTGGGCGGTGTGGGTAATGCCCGCGCCGTTGTTAATGGTATAATCGACGACGCCGGTAGCGTTACCGAGCGAATTGGTAGCACCGCAGGGAATGAACGGGTAATAGCCGTTATAGGTGTTCCAATTCCCGGATGAAATTTCCGTAACGCCGGGACCGAGGCCGCCCTGCTTGTAGCCGTTGGCGTCCGGCTGTGCGTTAAATGCGGCCTGGCTGTTAAGGTTGGCGTATTCAATGACGAAAAGCCAATAGGTCGCCAACTGCGCGGCGTATAGGTCGCAGTTCCACCCCTTGCCGTTAAGCCCGGCGGTTCCACGGTTACGGGCATAGTTGCGGAAGTTGGTAAGGGAAATTCCCGTAGCCGGAAGTCCGAGGAAGCTGCGGTAGGTTCCGTCGTAGGCTGTGTTATTGTTGCCCCCACGGAAGGCGGCGGTAGTGTTGACGACGGACGCCAACTTAGGCGTAGCCGCTACGGTACGGTCTACCGTGGCTTCGTATGCACTTCGGTACATAAGTGGTACTTCGTGGAAGCCGGGCAGCGGGTACTCGGAAATAAGGGCTATAAGGTCGGTTCCGTCGAACTCAAACTTTCGGTAGTGCTTGGGAATTTCTACCATTACTTGACCGTCTGCCCCGGTAAGGTTGGCGGCGGCCCCGGTGTCGCGCTTGGTGCTGTCGGTGGCGAGAAGGTAGTAGGCTACCGTTCCGTTATCACGAAGCACACAACGGCGCATTTTAGACTGAACCGGGAGCGACGTATGTAACTCCGGGCGTCCTATGCGCTCCAATGTGGTAGCGGCTACGGTCGTCTTTATGCGGACGCCGTAGTAATAATCGTAGGGGAACGCGGGCTTAGTGTTGCCCGCTGCTATAATTAAACCCATAATTTGTTGGTTATTAGTAGCCCCAAAGAAGGGCGGTTTTCTGACTTGTTGTTTTTATCTCTCGGACTATTTCGGGGTTCCAGCCCATTTCAAAGCGCGTGGCAATAAATTCGCCTTCGGGCATTCCCCAAAGGTTCACTTCAAGCACTACCGCCGCTTCTCCGTCGTTCTTGACGCAAAAGGGGGTATCTTTTCGGAAGTTGCCCCCGTCGAAGTTGACCGGGCCAATTACCGAAACTTGTGCGCTTACTTGGTCGCCGTTCCTGTTTGTCATTTTACTGCGTTTTTGGTGTATGCAAAATTACGTTATTATCGTATCACTTTAATACGTCGCTAAATATCCGTGAAGTGTTTGTTACCCCGGTAGCCGTGAAGTCCGGGGTAGCAAAACACTATATAGCGGCGTGGTTCAGTCGTTTAGGTCGTGCCAATATTGTTTATTCCTCGTTTTGACTTGGAAGCCCGAAGTATTGACCTTTATTCCGAAATTCCCGAACTGAACTATAAACAGGTCGTTACTCATGAGCATCGCGCCGTTCTTCCACCCGGCTAAAAGTCCGTCGTTCCCTAAAATAGTCCGTTCGTAATTGCCGCGTAGGAATGAGCCGTTTATATAACCGCTTATTGTGAAGTCTTCGGTTTCGCCTGTCTTTTCGCACCAACATTTTAGATTGTTGGTTTCAAATTCAAGCGAATAGATTCCTTCATCTCCTGCGGAAATATAGAACGTTCCGCCGTTGGCCTGAAAATTTCTGTATGTTCCTGCCGTTAACGTGCCCGATTGTGTTAAAGAATAGGTTTTAACTACTATACCATCGCGCTTTATGCGTAGGAAGGCGCAGGGCAGATTAACCGTTATATTCGGCTTCCCCGTATTGCTTTTCATCCCCGAAGGGGCTGTAAGCGAAAAGCCGAAATTATCTACGCAAATATGTGAGCCTTTGTCCATAAAGCCCAACAAACACGACATTTTAAGGGCGGCTACGCTCATCGGGTTCTGAATACCTCCGCCGGGAATATATACCCTTGTGTTTAGGCTTTTTCTTTCCGCTATATTAGCCGCGCTTTTTAGAATATAGTCGGAATAGTCGCCGACGCTTCCGTTATATATTTTCAATTTAGTATAGCCGCCCGAAAACATATTTAACCCTGTATCGTCCAATACAACCGAGTCGCCACAAAGGATTTCTCCGGGGTCAGAATTTAGACGAATTGCTGGCGTTTTGCCTTGTGCTATTTCTTCGGAGGATAGAATTGATTGTATATAGTTGCCGTCAATCTCCCAATTAGCAATTTTACCCGCAATAGCCGTAATAACCCCTTCTATAAATGCTTTTGTAGCATAAATAGTACCGTCTTGAAGGACGCGGAAGGGCGCGGTAAAGCGATTCGTCTTACTTGCACCCGCCCAAATTCTGACCTTCCGGGCTTCCGTTTCGTTCGCGGCTTCGTTTTCGCCCCCGGTAATTCCGGCTACAATACTTTGGGAATTGCCGTTAGCAAGCTGCACCGTTCCGGCGGTAATAATACCCTTGTCGATGGTTACTTGGGTGTTGTCGTAAAAGGTGGCTTCCGCCCAATCGTTCGCGTTGTAGCCGGAGGCACGGGCGGCAATAGCGCGGTATAGGTCTTTACGGGCTACGCCTGTGCTATCCGTCCACGAACGTAGCCACAGGTCGCCAATGTCGTAAGGCCCGTAAGGTGTGCTTACGAATACTTGCCTTTTGCGGTCGGCTGTGTCCTGTGCGTTGTTGGCGGCTTCGTAGGCGTCTATTGCTTTTTGGTCTTGTATAGTAGTCCAATAATGACCATACCCCGTTTCTGTTAATCCTGTTTGTCCGTTAGTATAGCTATATGTCGTTTCGGAATAACGCTTTAACGTATGCGTAGAACCATTATACCACATATCGCCGACGTGCTTACGTCTTTCGGCGGTCGTAGTCCACGCGGTAGACGGGTCGGTAGTCTGAAACCAACTTTCTATTTTCCCGTCTATTTGTCCTTCTATGTCGTTGACGGTAGGAAGAAAGTTATAATTTATGAAGTTCGTTAACGCCGAGTTGTCGGTGTACTTGCTTGCCTTCTCCCAATCGCCGGAATTGAAGGCCCCGGTAAGACGTTCCGTTTTACAGCGTAGTATGTCGCCCGTGCTTCCCTGTACCCACAAATCGCCGACGCGATAAGGGGTGTAAGGCGTGGAAACGAAAATTTTAGCCTTATCGTTGGCGGCGTCGAGGGCGTCCTGTGCCAACGCTAACGCTTGGGCTAACTCGGTGTCTTCAAGTTCTTGCCAATAGTAGCGCAGTCCTCGCGCTGCTCCGGGGCGCGGGGAAACTAAGCCTTTGACGTATCGCCAAACCTTGCCGGACGTGGTGTTATAGTAAAGGTCGCCGAGGTGCTTTTCCTTCTCGTTGTTATTCCCGGCGGCTGTGTCTGCTTCCGCCCATTCCTTAGCGGGTTCGTTTGCTTCGGCTAACGGCGCGGTATTCAACGGCGAAGGATCCACTTCGTAAAACCATTGTTCTATAACTCCGTCTAACTGCCCTTGAAGGTCGCCCAATATGCCGGGCAGCGTGTTGTTGATGTAGTCTTTAAGTTCGTCGGTCTTCTCCTGTACGTCTGTAAGGTCGTGGTATTTGCCGTCTGTGCCGACGAAGCGAATAACGCCGCCTATCTCGTCGTTATCCAAATCGAAGTAACACTTACCGCCGCCGCTGCTCTCTATTCGCCCGGTACGAAGGAAACGCCCGTTTATAGTCGTGCTTCCGTAGGTAAGGCTTACCAATCGGCCGGGGTTCTTGCCCCCGGCGTCGGTTACGACGCTGTTAAGAACTCCTATAAGGAAGTTGTAATATCCGGCTTCCTGTTCCACCTTTATGGCCTGCGTGGAAAGGATAATTTGTCCGCCCCCGCCCGTGGTGGAACATTTGGCGTAAATGAAGTAGGCGGCCGACGGATTAAGCCCGGAATAGGTCGCCGACGATAATACCCACGTCCTTATAGTTTCTTCTATGGCGTAATGAATAAGCCGCCCGTTTGAAACATAAAGCGTGTTCGGGTTCTTGTTATAGTTCGGTTGGAACGTAATGTTTTGGAGCGTGAACTGGGTAGACTTCGCGCCAACGCTCAACATTTGCGTTTCAATCGAAAGGGGCTTTATTTTCTCGCTGTAATAGTCGCCTTCCGGGTCAAAAACCATGTTTAGCAGCTCTTGGGTCGCAAGCCAACGGCGGCGGGCCTTCGCGGGGTCTGCTAACTTGTTTATGGTTATAACTTCGTTAATGTCCTCAATCTCGTTAAGGACGCGGACGGTAGTAGACTTCGTTACGGTGTCGCTTAGGGTAATGTCGTAGGAGTGCCGCTTCAATAGGTTGCGTTCTATCCTAACAATTCGTACCGCCTTGCTTACGCCGATGTCCTCGTCCTCGACGTTAATATAGTCGCCGACGTGCAAAATTTCGGTTTCCACCTCGCGCCCAAACATAGCCGTAAAGAAGTCTTCCGCTATGGTAAGTTTATAACTTACTTGTGGCTGGGTCATAGCCGGGAAGTCCTTGTTTGCCGCTTCTAAAAGTTTGTTTTGGGCGGCGATTATATAACTTTGGGGCAGTTGTATCTCGGTAATTATATACTCGTCGTTAACGCTAATTTGGAAGGCTCCGGCCGTAGCGGATGGGAATACCATACCGTTTTCGTCCGTGAAGCGTTTAAGTACGAAGGTTCGGGTAGCGTGGTCGTAGGAGTGTATGTCAAATTCGTAGCCCGCCAACTGCCCGGTTTGGAATTTGACTTTTGCGGCTACGTCGCCCAATAGGTAAAGGGTGCTTCCGTCGGATCCTTTGGCGTTAAGGTCGAACATGGCGTTATCCCCCTGCGTGGTGTCCGAAAAGGTTATTTCGTCCGGGCCGAGTGCTGTTACCTTGCCGACGCGCTCCGGCTTAATGTCGTATATCTTTTCGTTTTCCTTCGTGCCGTACTTCGCTTTCGCGGTGGCGTCCTCTAAGTATGAAGTAAGGCGGTCGGTATCGGGAAGGCACAGGCGCGTATGCCCGTAGTTCCGTCCGAGGTTATCCTGGCTCCCGTAGACGAAAAGGCGGGTAGTTATCCCGGCGTTGTTGACGTTGGTACGTTTAAGGCTGTAAAGCCCTTTACCTCGCCCGTAACGAAGTGTAAACGGGTGGGTAATTCCGGCCTTCTCCTTAATGTTGATTGTATTGAAGCCGTCGCCGGGCGTTATCTCAAATTCTACGCCCCATTCGCTACAAATGTCTTGAAGGACTTGTAGGCAGTTCCGGCTTGCCGTATTTATGTTTTTGTAGGCGGTCGCTCCTGTCGCCGGGCAGTCGCCTAAATGCCACTTATTCGGCTGTACGCGGTTGGCGTTCCATACTAATACGGTCAAATGTCCGCGTAGGTCGCTGTAATAGGTGTCGCCGTAAGCGTCCGGGGGCAGCTTATATTGGGCGTCTATTAAATCGTACTGCAGGCCTTCAAACGTGATGTCGTACTCAAAGCGCCGTTGCCCGTTTTTCGTGGGCTGCGGCAGTTGGTTCGCCTTGTAGGTGCGCCCGTAGACTTCTATACGGTCGCCTATGCCGACGGGAAGGGGTACGGCTGACGAAACGCCAATAGTTACCGCGTCATCGGAAAGTAAGGCGGTTTTTTGGGTCGCCTTACTGATTCCGCTGACGTTCTTACGGCTGAAAAGCGGCGTTTCGCTTCCGTCCGCGTGGTGGATTATAATCTGTTCCATACGATGATGCCGTTGGTGGAAAAGTCGGTTATTTCCTCGACTACTCCGGCGACAATGACGTAGTAAACGCCGTTTTCGGCGTAGGTGTGTTTTAGCGTCTTAGTCCCGGTATAGTCGCCGTAGATGTCTTCGCTAACGCTCCCGTCGCCCCAATAAACCGTAACTACTTTGTCGGTCTTCAGGGCTATGGTAACTTCGCGGCTCGCGTAATTTATTCGTTGGTGGCGAACTACGCGCTTCACGGGGTCGGGTTCGCGTAGTTTAAGGCTAAAAGTGCCTATCATCTTGTCGTCGTGCCAACGCTTAGACGGGGCTACGCCGTCGGAAGCGTAGACTTCGTAAAGTAGCGGCTTCGTCGGGTGGATGCTTATCATAAGCCGGGCGGTTCCGTCGGCTTGTAGAAGTTCGTAAAGTCGGTTCATTCGCTCCACGAAGTCTATTTTACCCGAAGCCTTGCACCAGCAATTAAGCGTTATTTCGCGTTCCTCGTATCGCTTGTTTGACAGGTCTACTACTTTGCCGTGGTAGTCGGGCCAATCAATCGAAGCCGCCATTTTTAACTTCGGTTGGTCTAAGACGCCCGTAGAACTTTCCACCCTTATACCGAGGTCGCGGAAGTTGACCCCACTAAGGTAGTATTCAAGTTGCGAAACATTGTTAAGGCTCTCGGCTATATCGTTGTCCGAAAGGGCGACGTTATAAACCTTCACTTCGTCCACATCCGCGTAGGCGTATTCGGTGCCGTAGACGTCTTGAATAAGGGCCAACCCGGTAAGCGTTCCGGGAAGGGTAACGCTACTTACGCGCTGCGTGTCTAAGTAAAGCGTTACGGTATTGCCCGCCTTCTTGATGGTTATGAAGCCCCAACTTTCCGGGATAACGTCTATCCAAATTATGCGGCTTCCTTCTAATTGGTCGGTATTGCAGAACATACCTATTCGGCGGCCGGTTACTCCGTCGGCGTATTCGTTCACCTTGACCCACGCCAAAATAGTAAAGTTGCCGCTTAGGGGTATCACGTTCGCCGGAACTTCCGCGTAGCCTTCGCCGGGGAAGCGTATGCAGTTGCCCTGTTTGCCCGCCACGAAAGGACAGCCCGTTATTTCGGCGTCGTGGCGGTTAGCCGCGAAGTCGTAGGCTACGGTAGAACCGTCCGCTTCGTCGAAGGGAAGGTTTAATATTAAGTTCTGTTCTAATGCCATATTACTTTCGTTTGTCGGTTGTTTTTATGGTCGCTTGCTCCGAGGCCTGGGTTCTGCACTCTCCGCCGTGAAGGATGACGCTTACCCGTGCGTTGTCGCTTGCTATTACTTCCACCTTCGCGCCGCCGGAAATGCTGACGACGACAAAGGCGTTATCTTTTGCCGTGATGGTTATCTCGCTTTCGCCACGCGCCGAAACGGTGGCGGCATCGAAGTTACTATATTCCGCCTTCCCGGTAGCTCGGTCGAAGGCGATAACACTTCGTAGACTTTTCGCCGCTACCTTGTCGTCGGCGCAATAGACGCCGAAGCGGGCGCGTATGTCGGCGAACTCCGCCCGAAGTTCCGGCGAAGGGTAGTTATTTTCTTCGCAGAAGTCCTGGCCCTTGATGAAAAGGGTTATAAGGCGTTCTTTGGAAGAAGCCTTTAATATGAAGTCGTACCACTCCGAACAAATACCCGCCGCCTTCGCTTCGGCTGCTAATCGTTGTTTAAGTTCTTGTAGTTGCATTTTGCTGTTGTGTTAGTTGGTTATCCCTTGGCTTCGTAGGTCGTCGCCGTCGTCTATTCCCAAACGGTTAAGTATGGATAGAAGGCTTCCGGCTATGTTCCCTAATCGGTTATCCATGCTTGAAAGGTGGATAAGCTGCTGCCTAAAAATTTCAATGGCTATAACTTGGTTCTGCCTTACGGCGTTGGTCTGCCCGGCCAATAGGTCTATACTTTCTTGGCTTGCTCCCTTTATTGCACCGCTTAGGCTTGTCGGGTCGCTTTCGTCCAATTCGGCGAATAGGTCTTTATACATATCCATTGCCGCCTTGAAGTTCTGCCCGGCTGCGGCTACCGCAGCCTTAAAGCGGTCTTGTTCGGCTTGGGTTAGTCCGTCGAAACTGCCGTTTCCTTCTGCGTCGAAGCCCATATCTTTTTGAAGCTGCTTAATTGCGTTCTGCAATGGCTTCTCCAAAAATTGAAGTTTTAGGGCGTTGGAAACAGCGTTTTTAAGCACGTTGTCGGCTACGTCGCCGAATACCTTTGCAGCGTCCTCTCCGCTCTCGAAGGCTTCTATAAGTGCGTCCTTTAATTCGTTGGCTAAGTCCCCGGCGGAAGTTTGGGTAATGCTTTTCGTGATTTCGGCGATGATGTCCTCAATCTGTCGCCCGGCTTCGGCGTAGCGTTCTTGGAACTCCTCGACGCGTCCCCAATCGGTTTTCTTCTTGGAGATTTCGTCGTTAATCATTCCTTGTATTTCGTTCTGCTGCTGCCGTAGGTTCTGAATTAACGCGCTTTGGTTTTGGTAGACGGTTTCGCCGAGGGCTTTGTCTACGGCGTGTTCCAATGCTGTATAGGCACGTCCCAACCGGGTAACGGCTTCTTCATGCTTCTTAATTGACTTTTCGGCCTTGCGGTCGCGGCTGTTAAATAGGTCGAAGGCTGACGACAAAAAGCCTATGGATCCTTGAATAATGCTTAACGGGTTGGCGGTGGCTATGCCTGTGGCAATTTGAGAGGCCCCGTCCAACATTCCGCCTATGTCGCCTAATATGGCTTCCGTTTCCTCGTCCATGCTAATACCCATTTTCTTTATGCCGTTTGTCACACTTCCGAAGCACGACGAAAGGAAGGTTAGGCTACTGCCGAGGTCGCCGAAGGCTTCCTTAAAGCCCGCGCCGACGCTCTTTGCTACGCCTGTTTCTTTGTTAAGGGCGGCGTTCAATATATCGAGCTGCTCCTGTCCTTCTATGGTAAGTTCGCCCTTAATTTTAAGTCCGTTAAGGGTGGCTATTTTCTTGCGGAGCATATCGACGTAACTACTACCTTCCGCCAATAGGTCGGCGTAGGCTTCCTTCGCGGCTCCGGCTAATGTGGTGCCGCTGCTGTTTATCGCGTCGGTATAGTCGGCGTATTGCTTCTTCTTTTCTTCCAACGACTTTACAAAGGGGTCGTCGCTGTCTAATAACTTTTCCGCCTTCATAGCGGCGCGAAGTTCGCTTAGGCTTTGGCGAAGGGCCAGGAAGGGGTTACGGGTGGCTAACTCGTTCTTCGCCTTTTGTAGTTGGTCGTTAATGGCTTTAAGGTCGGCGGGGTTGAACTCTGCCGAAAGGTTGATTTTCCGGCTGTTGATGTCGTTCAAAAGTCGGTTAATCGTGGTCGTACTGAGCCGGGAAATGTCGCTAAACAACTGCCCCCAACTCTCGGAAGCCATAAGACGCTGCGCCGCCAATTTGGAAAGTTCACTTTGTTGCTTGGCGTTAATCTGCGCTATCATGGAAGCGTTGCCCTGTTGCTCGGCTAATGCACGTTGGGCGGCGTACTTTTCAAGTATCGCGGTTTCCTGTTCTTGGTAGGTCTTATATTCTTCTAAAAGTGTGTCGTATTGTTCGCTACCGCTTCGTTTGGAGTATTCCTCGCGCTTCTTTTCAAGCGCGGCTAATGCGGCTTCGGCTACTTGGCGTTCTGCGTCCGTGGCTGATTCTGCGGCTTGACGGCTTAAAAGTTCCTTCTTCCGGGCGTAACTTTCTTCAAAGTCTATCTTCTCTTGAAGGTAGCCCGCGTATTCCTGTAACAAAGCCTTCGTTTCTTCCTTCGCCTGTTGGCGTGTGTCTGCTTCGGCGGTGTTAAGGATTTCCGCCTTCGCGTTATCCACGTCGGAATTATCCCCGGAAAGTTCGGAACGTCGGCGTTCAATGGTCGCCAACATTTCGCTAATGGTCTTGCACTGGGCTAACTCCTGTTGTAGTTGTGTGTCGAAGGCTGAAATAACCGATTCGCGGGTGGCGTTGGCTATCTCGTTGTTAAGGGTTGTCAGGTTCTTTAAGTCGGCGGCGGTTTTTGTGGTCTTGGCTTCAATAGCGGCGCGTTGGTTCTCCAAATATTGCAGATAGCTACTGCCTTCCTTCAATAAGGGCGCGAACTCGGAAGCGGCGGCGTTCCTTACGGTTTCGTCGCTGCTTGTTATCCACTTCAAATATTTTTCGTAAAGTCCTTTTCGTGTTGCTAACTGCTCGGCGAAGGGGTCTTTTTCATTTTTGCTACTGCTTCCTGCACTTGAACCGTTCCCGTTTGGTTTATTGGATCCTTTGGTGCGAAGTATGTCTAATTCTTTTAATTCTTTTTCTGTTAGTGCTATCTGCTGCCTTGTATAGCCTACGGTTTTGTCTAATTCGGCTTGTGCTTCGCTGTGGATTCTTTGGTTCGTGCTTCGGGCTTGACTTACACGGTACGCATTAATAGCGTCTATGGCCTTTTGGGTTAATTTGAAGTCGCCGCCGCTCATCGTGTACCATTCGTTATCTTTGTTATATGCGTCACCCGATGCGCTGACCGCTCCGGCGGCCTTCATAGCCGCCACGAGGTCTTTTTGGTCTTGTGTCCCTTGCTTAATTATATTTCCTACCTTGGTGTAGAAGCCTCCCCCGGCCACGCTTTGGTCGGCGGCTATAATTCGTTGGTAATATTGTTCGTAAGCCTTCATTTGAAGTTCTTGAAGGGCTAATGCCTTAGCGCGAAGTTCCAACGCCTTAACAACGGACTTGGTATTTTTTATAAATACATTGTCCGCGTCCGTAAGGTTATTAACGGAAAGGGAAAGGCTATCAAATTCGGAAGCGTTGTTTTTAATCCATTCTTGTTTCTCTGCTGCTGACTTCAAGTTATTGTATTCATCGCGTAGGCGTTGGTATTTACCCACTAAGTCCGCGCTTTTTGATGCGGTGGATTTGTGGTACTCATCAAAAACTTTTTTTGCTTCTTCGTTTGCCTTTGTCGCGTCTTTTGCCTTACTGCTATATTTATCCCAAAGATATATAGCGGCGGTAATGGCTACCGATAAACCAAACGTTAAAGTAGCCATCAATGCTTTTGCGGCCACGACTGAGCCGCCCAAAGGGTTGGTTGCTGCGGATAACAACTCCTTCGCCTTGGCGACGGTTACAAGCATAAACGCGCTATCCTTGTTTAAGGCGTTCGCTACTTGCTGCAAACCCATTGTTATGGACATAAGGGCCTGCACCTTCAACATTATTTTTTGAAGGTTTTCGTTTTCTCCGGCGAAAAGGGCTACCGCGCCTTGTGCCGTGCTGAACGCTCCGGCTACGCCACTAAGTCCGGCTATCATTCCTTGAAGCCCGGCGTTATCGTGGCTAAATATTCGGGCCTGTGTCTGTGCGTCGCCTATGGCGTTGGCAAGTCGTCCGGCTTCCTGTTGTAGTTTCTTGAAGGTGTCCGTTCCGCGTAGTCCGGCTTCCTCCATCTGCGCTAATTGCTCCCGGACGTTGCGGAGCTGCATCCTTAATGAAGTGTGCGCGTTGGCGTTCTGCTCGGCGGCTTGCTGTGCCTTCTTTAACTGCTGTTCCTCACGCAGAAGGGCGTCGGCCTGCTTCCCGGTTTCGTCTATTACCTGTTGGCGTAGGTTTATTTCTTCCCTTATTTGGGCTTGCTTTGCTTGTAGGGCTGTGGCTTCTTCCTTATTCCCGGCGGAAAGTGCCTTAGACGCTTCCACGCCGAGGCGTTTATATTCGTCTTCCAACTCTCTAATAACAGCC